CGAATCACTAAGGAAATGTTCAAAAGCTGATATTGCAAGTCTTTCAATTCTGTGATTTCTATCTCTTTTGGGGAAATCATTTAAATGTTTCATTCTCTGTCCCTATATACTGTTTGTGAGATATAAACTTTACTATTAGACTCGATTTCAGTACTTTGGCAACCATTTAAAGCAATTGTAACACTGAAGAGTCTCAGCTAGTGGTGATGGTGGGGGGGGACTTTCGACAACTGACACCCATCACCAACTAGCTAACTTGTTCCCAGTTGGTTAATAATTTATGAAGTCAGGGCTGGCCGTTCTAGTACAGCGCAGGAAGTAAGATTGGGTTTGACATTGTGCCATAGATGTGTTGGCTAACATCGAAACTAATAAACGTTACTCGATAATACCTGCAAATCTATAAATCTTGTGTGAAGCCCATTTATTGGGACAGGATTTTATATCAGGATCAGGAAAGTCTGGTCTATATTTCTTACCTGTCCTATGGTTTATGCTGTTCCAGCGAAGCACTGTTGATATTGAAACGCCACAGAAGTCGGCGACTTGTTTAGTTGTCATTAAGTTGTTCATTACTTCACCTCATGCGGCGGTTCCTGTAGCGGCATCCAGTGGGTTACTTTCGATGCCGATTCTTCCACATCGTCAGTAACTGCCCACCATTTGTTTTTCGACCAATCGTAATACCCTTCGAAGGTATCGCACTCAGCCCAGCCGTAAAACTTCCCCCAACACCAAACATACTGTTTATCGTTCGGCATTCGCTCACTACAGCTTATCCAACCATCCGGAGTTACCGGAGAGTTGCCCGACAGCTCGTTCAACTTGTAAGTCTGGCTTACAGGTTCGGCACCATTAAGCATGGCGGCGCGGCAGGCGTTCCAGCCTTCATCAAAGCCGACTATGCCATTATTTAAAGACGGACGAGCATCTGGCACCACCGGCACTGGCTTGGCTATATATAGCGGCTGAACATACCAGCCCTTTGATAACCAACTGTCAGCAATGTTTTTACTCCGTGTTATTGCCGGAATACCTAAGCCATTGTCTGAATGCAGCCATGCCACCGGTTCTGCTTCCAGCGATACCAAAGCAATTTCATAAGCACGGCGCTCAATATTGTCTCGCACATCCAGACTGCCTATGCGCTCTTTGATTTCTTTAATCAGTTCTTTGTCGGTAAATGTGGTCATTATGCCCCTGCCTCCGGTGCCTTTGGTATTACTGCCCAGTGAGTGATATTGACGTTTTCAAGATCCCCGACCTGAAATGTCCACTGCCATTCTCCGGTTTCCTTTTGTCCCCAGGTGTACCAGAGAGAACGCCAGCCAATCAGCCAGCCTTCTCCGTTAGCATCAAATAACAGAACACTTTCATTTGCAGGTGGCAATTCAGCTGACACTGGTATTATTTTGTTTTCCAGTGCCGCACATTTAGCTTCAAGCGCGTCGAATTTACGTACTAGGTACTCAGCATTTGTTTCGTTCACTTTCAGATCTCGCGGTACACATTTCCCGCGAAGAAACCCTTCCATTTCGAAAACATTCATGCGCATTTGCGTAACTCCGATAACTCGTTAAAACGTTCCATAAACATCCCGTAGGCATGACCTGGAGACAGTGGAATAACTTTGAACATCTCTGTTGCCGGGATACCTTCCAATACAGGCCAGAAAGAGCCATCATCAAGTCCGAGATCGCGGCGTTCGGTTGCCAGCATAATGAGATCGGCATATTTCACTGGCGTGCTCATAACAGGAGGTAACCCGTATTTCTCACGGATTACGGCGTCTATTTTTTCTTCCATCCGTTTATAGTCAGGAAGAAGTCGTTTCAGTGGTGCGGGGATGTCCTGGCAATACGTTTCTGTTGCATCATGCATTAACGCTTCAAAAGCAAATTCCTGCGGCACCAGTTGGCTGCAAAGCACTGCATGCTGGGCGACACTGTAGAAGTGTGAAAGATGTCCTGCAAAGCGACAGATATTTGAAAGGGAAACCGCGATATCGTTAATCACGATGTCGTCTTTATTTATCTTGTCATAATAAAAATGCTTCCCGGAAAAAGTTTTAATAAATGACATTTTGTTCTCCACGTATATGCGCTGCACCGCGCAGAATTTTGGTTAAAGAAAACCCTCGCCATCAGGCGATTATTGAGTCAATTATGTTTCCATAAATGCCCCCGCAGGGGCATTTGCAGTAAGGAAATCAGGCGGTAAAAGTACCAATAAAGGTTTCTACTTTGCTGTCTTTGAATTTCTCAACAAGCAGATCACGAAATTCGTTAGCCATTTCTTCCTGCACTGCTTCCAGCTGAATAATGCGCAGAACCAGTACAGGACGATCGCCAGTGATAATGCTGAGGCGTAATTTAAACGGACGTTCTTTCAGGCCTTCAAACGGAACGCATTTAAATTCAAATGCCACTGGCATAATGTCTTTGGTCTTCGCTTCGACAGATTCCATCAGGGAGCGTTTGCCGCTGAAGTCATTATCTTCAAAATCAGCGGTCTGGTTTGCTTCAATCGTTATTTTACGGACTGCCGCAGCCGCTTTTGTTGCCTGAATGGTGTCACCATTAGCATCAAAGCCCACAAGGTAGTCGGCCCAGTCTTCAATCCATTCTGCCAGTGACTTCTGGGAGTTACGCTCGCCGTTAACAGACAACAGGGCAGAGAACGGTGCTGTCTTTTTCAGTTTGAGAGTGGCGGTGTTATCTGCGTGACCTGGTTCATCAATAGTACCCAGGTTAAGCACACTGACGGCTCGCATATTATCGGCATCGATAAAGCAGCGGGTGCCTTCATCTGCAAGATCTTTAGAATAACGGGTAAAGTCATCGATGCTGGCAGTGGAAAGCGCACCACGGAAACGGAAGCGATTTAAATTAAATTTTTCCAGATCATGAATGCGGAAATTTTCAGGTAATGCCACTGCGTCGGCACCAATCTTACTGATAATTTCATTAACACCCTGAGCAGAAATAAGGGCATGGATTTGATTAATTGCGGTTGCGTCTAAGTTCTGAGACATAATAAGTCCTCACTATATAAAGATATTCAGTGATGAGATAAATAATCAGTTAATTAAGAACGATATTAATGACCTGCTGCGCGGAGTTTTCCGTCAGGTTCACCGGCAAGAGTCAGTAATTGTCCCTGGTCTTCCTGCAGAATAGTCAGGCGACCACCGCGATTGACATACATCGGCGTTTCGGTGGTGTCTTCTTCGGAAATTTTCCCGCGGTTAGTCGGGCGAACATATGAGAGTTTGTGTTTGATTTTCACACGGTTCTCATCAAACGGTTCGATTTCCAGGTTGAGCGAGACCTTACCTTTGGTTTTCGTGTTCATCACACCGGAAGCGACTTCACTGAGAACTGCGCCGATTTTGGTTTCAAATACGCCGCCGTCCAGCTCCCCGATAAATGCCTGCACATCAGTACTGCGTTCGCTAGCCATTTTGCTGCTCCTCATCATATCGACCCTGCAAGGTCGGTTGGTTTCTCCACAAAACAGAGAAGAACACCTGCGGTGGCAGCCGCCCGGGTGGATTGGGTTATGAGCCCGTCGTCCGGTGATGCTCTTCTCTGTTTTGTAAAAAGAGCGGTACCAGCCGGAAGCAAGTGTACAAACTGGTACCGCCAAAGCAGTGGCTGTTGTGGTGACCGGTGCTGATCTCCGGCTTGCGGTTATTTCAGACTCTCACGGGCGTTTAATTGCCCCGCCGAACAGCTCTTTTCCGCAATAGCTGCAATGTCTTTCGCGCATCAGCCTGCGCATTCACCACAACGCTGAGAGCACTTAGCCAGTTACGGCACCACACTTTGTGGCGGTTCCATAAATGCCCTCATCGTTGCACCCTGGTCTCTTCCCAGGCGTCAAACCGAATCGCCACGCTGGTTAGGCGTCTTATCAGCATCATCATTGACTTGCACATTCCGGCTACCTGGTTTGTTTGCCCGAGCAAGGAGTGGATTGTCCCCTTTAACGTCCCCAGACCGCTAACGACGCATGTGCCATACGCCGTGTTACAACCAAATTTTGTTAGTACCTTGTTTGTTGGTCTGGAAAGAAAGATAAAATGAAGTTGCGCATTATGCAAGTGTTTTTATTGCGAGATATGCAATTTGATGGGTAATGAAAAGCCACCTTCGGGTGGCTAATTGATGAGGAAGTAAGGGTTAATTGTGTCGTTTAAGGGTTTGTGACTGGCTGATTAAGACCTTTCCAAAGACCATAAACCGGTGTTCATTTTCGCTGGTAATTCCCCATTCACGGTAAATCTGGTTATCAGATATCACCAGTAGTTTGTCAGGTATCATTTGCAGTCGTTTGACATAAATTTTATCATCAAAACCAAATACATAGATACCATCTCCATCAAACTGATTGATACTGACATCAACGAAGATGAGATCTCCTGGCTCAATGGTTGGACACATACTGTCCCCACGAACGTTGATAACTTTAATGTGATTGGCTGGTCGTCCGCCAAACATCGATACAGCATTATCAGTTCTGTATTCAATGGCATGAATCACATCAATGACATCACCGCCCTGGATAAGGCCATTTCCCGCACTGGCACTGACATCCAGCATTTCAATACGGAATACATCCTTCACCTGCGCAACATCCTCACTAATACTGTTTTTACATACAGTATTACTTTTGACGTCTGAGGTAAAGAGATCAGCAATATCAACACCTAAGCTCCTGGCAATATTACTCAGGGCTTGTTCAGTGAATTGTTTCTGCTTACCTGTTTCCAGGCGCGAGATATTCGCCGCATCCACTCCTATTGCTTCAGCGAGATCGGCGATTTTCATGTTCTTCGCCTGGCGAAGTTGTCTGACTCGGTTTCCTATGTTCATGCGTTTATTACATTTCTTTATTGCGCGTTAAGCAAATCAACTTGCGCAAAATATTTGCGTGAAATAATATGCTCATCACGCAATATGTGGAGGTTATATGCAATCACCATTACGAAATGTGCGTAAGGCGCACGGGTTTACTTTGCAGCATGTTGCTGCGGGCGTTCAGGTTAATCCAGCAACGCTGAGTCGTATTGAGAGACTGGAACAAATTCCATCTATCGATCTTGCAGAGCGTCTGGCCAATTTTTTTAAGGGTGAAATCAGCGAAATGCAGATTCTTTATCCGGCACGTTTTCAATCTAGCCAAAACCAGAATGGGTTTAAACCACAGGAACAGGAGGTAAGCCGTGGGTAAGCATCACTGGAAAGTAGAAAAACAGCCTGAGTGGTACGTGAAAGCTGTCAGAAAAACTATCGCAAAGTTGCCGGGTGGTTACGCTGAAGCAGCTGACTGGCTGGATGTAACAGAGAACGCATTATTTAACCGCCTTCGTGCCGATGGCGATCAGATTTTCCCGCTGGGATGGGCAATGATTTTGCAACGTGCTGGTGGAACTCACTTCATTGCTGACGCTGTGGCGCAGTCGGCAAATGGCGTCTTTGTGTCTCTTCCTGACGTCGAGGATGTGGACAACGCCGATATTAACCAGCGCCTGCTGGAAGTCATTGAACAGATTGGCAGTTATTCCAAACAGATTCGTTCGGCAATCGAAGACGGTGTGGTGGAACCGCATGAGAAGACAGCAATCAACGACGAGCTGTATCTCTCAATTTCGAAGCTGCAGGAGCATGCAGCACTTGTCTACAAAATTTTTTGCATTTCAGAAAGTAATGACGCCCGCGAGTGTGCAGCTCCGGGCGTCGTGGCGTCGATTGCTTCTGGTTGTGGAGAAACTAACGCATGAACAGTTTAACAACACACTACCGTCGCTCGCAACTGATTGCACTTCCTGTACCGGGTGGAAAAGCGAAGGTGGAGTATTGCTATGCAGTAAATGTACCAGGTGACAGGGAAATTGTAACCCACAGCTTTGCTGAGTGGGCTGTGGGTGATTTCAACCGGCAGAAGGAGACAGTCCTTTGCGACAAGTTAACCGCTGGTTCAAAGATCACTACGGAGTGCCCGTCAGAGTCATTCGTTGGGAACCGGAAACACAACGGGTTATCTACCTCCGTGAAGGCTATGAGCATGAGTGCTTCAGCCCGCTCGAACAGTTTCGTCGTAAATTCAGGGAAATAGAGGTCGGTCATGAGCCTGTTAATGACATCCCAGCCCATTGTGATAAATCGTGATCTTGCATGCCGTATTGGTCTGAATGAGGCAATTGTGTTGCAGCAGCTTCATTACTGGCTGAATGAAACGAATTCAGGCACTGAGCATGGCGGAATTCGCTGGGTTTATAACACGACAGAACAGTGGCTGGAGCAGTTTCCGTTCTGGTCAGAGTCCACTCTGAAACGCACATTTGCAAGCCTGAAATCACTTGGGGTTTTGCGTCGCGAGCAACTCAATAAATCGAAGCGTGACATGACCAATTTCTACACGATCAACTATGAAAGTGAGCTTTTAGAAGAGGTCAAAGTGAACGAATCCATCAGGTCAAAATGCACTTCTCCATCGGGTCAAAGTGACCTGATGGATGGGCGCAAAATGACACGATCCATTGGTTCAAAACGACACGCTGTCATCGGGTCAAAATGGCCCAATGATCTTACAGAGAATACAACAGAGATTACTACAGAGAATAAAACCTCTTCTCGTCCGGACGCTTCGCAACCGGACACGCAGGTGGCTGAACAGGATTTTTTAACTCGCCATCCTGATGCGGTTGTATTCAGCCCTAAAAAGCGCCAGTGGGGAACGCAGGATGATTTGACCTGCGCACAGTGGCTCTGGAAAAAAATCATCGCCCTGTACGAGCAGGCCGCCGAATGTGACGGCGAGGTGGTTCGTCCCAAAGAACCGAACTGGACAGCCTGGGCAAACGAAATTCGCCTGATGTGTGTGCAGGATGGTCGTAATCATAAACAAATCTGCGAGATGTACAGCCGCGTCAGTCGCGATCCGTTCTGGTGCCGTAACGTGCTCAGCCCGTCGAAGCTGCGGGAAAAATGGGATGAGCTTTCCCTGCGCTTATCGCCGTCCGTCAGCACGTACACCGAAAAACGCGAAGACCCGTACTTCAAATCCAGTTACGACAACGTGGACTACAGCCAGATCCCGGCAGGATTCAGGGGGTGATCATGAGTCTGTTAAATGACGTTCAGAAATTCATTGAAGCCCATCCTGGGTGTACTTCCGGAGACATTGCGGATGCTTTTGCTGGTTACTCACGGCAGCGCGTTCTGCAGTCAGCAAGCAAGTTACGTCAGAGTGGGCGTGTGGCTCACCGTTGTGAAGGAGATACACGCAGACATTTCCCGCGCCTGACTGAGAGAGCGCAGGAGCCGGAACCACAATCTGTTCGTGAAACCAGACCTGTGCGCAATTTCTATGTCGGCACTAACGACCCCCGGGTGATTTTGTGCCTGACCCGCCAGGCTGAAGAACTGGAGTCCAGGGGCTTATTCCGTCGAGCTGCAACGGTGTGGATGGCGGCATTCCGTGAAAGCCACTCCCAGCCAGAACGAAACAATTTTCTGGCGCATCGTGAGCGGTGCTTACGGAAAAGCAGCAAGCGCGCTGCATCGGGTGAAGAGTGGTATCTGTCAGGGAATTACGTGGGGGCTTAATGAGTAATAAATATTGCCAGGCGCTGGTGGAGCTGCGGAACAAACCAGCCCATGAACTGAAGGAAGTGGGCGATCAGTGGCGCACGCCGGACAACATTTTCTGGGGAATTAACACCCTGTTTGGCCCGTTTGTTCTGGATCTGTTTACTGATGGTGATAACGCCAAATGTGCCGCTTATTACACTGCGGAAGACAACGCGCTGGCGCATGACTGGTCAGAACGTCTTGCGGAGCTTAAAGGTGCTGCCTTTGGTAATCCCCCGTACAGCCGCGCCAGTCAGCATGAGGGGCAATACATCACCGGCATGCGTTACATCATGAAACATGCCAGTGCTATGCGTGATAAAGGCGGGCGCTATGTTTTCCTGATCAAAGCTGCCACCAGCGAAGTGTGGTGGCCGGAAGATGCAGACCATATTGCTTTTATTCGCGGGCGTATTGGTTTTGAACTGCCTGCCTGGTTTATCCCGAAGGATGAGAAGCAGGTGCCGACAGGCGCTTTCTTCGCTGGTGCTATTGCTGTTTTCGATAAGACCTGGAAGGGACCGGCAATCAGCTACATCGGGCGCGATGAACTTGAGGTATGTGGTGAGGCGTTTCTGGCGCAGGTTCGCCAGCAGGCGGAAAAACTGGTCAGGGAGATGGCGGCATGACGACGTTAACTCAATGCCAGCAGCAGGTGCTGGATATGCTGATTTCTTATCAGAAAGAGCGTGGCTTTCCGCCAACCAATCAGGAGGTGGCAACCATGCTGGGATACCGTTCAGTGAATGCAGCGGTAGAGCATCTTCGTGCACTGGAGAAAAAAGGCGTCATCACGATAAAGCGTGGCGTGGCCCGGGGGATAACGCTTCATACCGCGGTGAAGGACGACGACAGCGAGGCGGTCGGGATTATCCGCGCACTGCTTGCCGGTGAGGAAAACGGCAGGCTGCGTGCAGCCCACTGGTTACATGAGAGGGGCCTGAAAGTATGAAGCTGATCTTGCCTTTCCCGCCCAGCGTGAACACGTACTGGCGACACCCCAACAAAGGGGCGTTTGCTGGTAAGAGTCTGATAAGCGCAGCGGGGCGCAAATTCCAGAGCGCGGCGTGCGCAGCAATAGTTGAGCAGTTACGTCGCCTGCCGAAACCAACGTCGGCACCTGCTTCAGTGGAGATCGTGTTGTTTCCTCCGGATAACCGGATCCGCGATCTGGACAACTATAACAAGGCGCTGTTTGACGCCCTGACCCACGCGGGTGTGTGGGAAGACGACAGTCAGGTGAAAAGAATGCTGGTTGAGTGGGGACCGGTTATCCCGGGAGGGAAGATCGAGATCACTATCAGTAAGTACGAGAAAACGGCGGGTGCAGCCGCCTGATCAAGAGGAGAAACGAAGTATGAATAATCTGATGGTCATTGATGGTATTGAAGTTCGTCGTGATGCTTATGGGCGTTACAGCCTGAACGATCTGCACAGGGCTGCCGGTTCTCTGGATAAGCATAAGCCTGCATTCTGGCTCCGCAATGAGCAAACTGAACGTTTAATAAGCGAGTTGCAGATTTGCAACTCGGTCAATATAGAGCCAGTTAACGTTATTCGTGGCGGAAATAACCAGGGGACGTATGTCTGCAAAGAACTGGTGTATGCCTATGCAATGTGGATCAGCCCGTCATTCCATCTGAAGGTGATCCGTACTTTCGATATGGTAACCAGCGCACCGGAAAAATTATCCGGACAGGCTGCTGACAAGATGCAGGCTGGTGTGATTCTGCTGGACTTTATGCGCCGGGAATTAAACCTGTCTAACTCTTCAGTGCTTGGTGCCTGTCAGAAACTCCAGGAGGCTGTTGGCTTACCGAATCTGGCACCGCGCTATGCCATTGATGCTCCTGCTGATGCACACGATGGCTCAAGTCGCCCGACACTGTCACTGAGTGCACTGCTGAAACAGTATGGTATACGCCTGACGGCTAATCAGGCATATCACCAGATGGTGAAGCTGGGGATCGTCGAGCAGCGCGAACGATACAGCCGTACCGCGATTAACAACATCAAAAAATTCTGGTCGCTGACAGCGAAAGGCTGCATGTTCGGCAAGAACATCACCAGTCCCGCAAATCCGCGCGAGACGCAGCCGCATTTCTTCGAATCCCGATTCCCTGAGCTGTTAAAGCTGCTCGATATCGTTCATTGAGGTGACCGTGAGAGCACTACTGACCCCTGAAATTGCCCCGCGTATGGGGATCGTATTGTTCAGACCAGGTTCAGAGCTGATGCCCCTGTTTATGCAGGGGCGTGTCCTGCTGGAGCCTGAGCCGGAACGTTATTCATCTTTCGCCAGTGGTGCTGTTCCGGCGGCATCACAACCGCTGGCGGATGATCCTGCCGTTCGGGCCGTGTTCCGCAATGAGGCAGTGATCCGTCGTGCTGGTGGCGTGGAATGTCTTGAAAGCTGGTTACTTCGTGAAAAAGGCTGCCAGTGGCCTCATTCCGACTGGCACAGCGAGAACATGACCACAATGCGACACGCGCCGGGTGCAATCCGTCTGTGCTGGCACTGCGATAACCAGCTGCGCGATCAGTTCACGGAACGGCTGGAATCAATGGCAACGGATAACTGTGCCCGCTGGGTGTTGTCTGTTGTGCGTCGGGATCTCGGTTTTGATGATAGTCACGCTGTGACAATGCCGGAACTGTGCTGGTGGCTGATTCGTAATGACCTGGCGGGTGCCTTACCGGAAAGTGCAGCCCGTAAGGCACTGAGATTACCGAAGCCTGTTGTGCCGTCTGTCACCCGGGAAAGTGACCTTGTGCCTTCGGTTCCTGCCACCAGCATCATCCAGGATAAGGCAAAAAAGGTGCTGGCGCTGAAAGTGGATCCGGAGTCGCCGGAGTCTTTTATGTTACGCCCAAAACGTCGCCGCTGGGTTAATGAAAAGTACACGCGCTGGGTTAAGACACAGCCGTGTGCATGTTGTGGAAAGCCTGCTGATGATCCCCACCACCTGATAGGTCACGGTCAGGGTGGAATGGGTACAAAAGCGCATTACCTCTTTGTGTTGCCTTTGTGCAGAAAGCATCACGACGAGCTGCATGCGGATACCGTGGCATTTGAAGAGAAGTATGGCTCCCAGCTGGAGCTGATATTTCGTTTTATCGATCGTGCGCTGGCAATAGGCGTACTGGCGTAAGTGGAGAATGCTAAATGATTAATCCTTCTGAAGTTGGCAAATCAGGTGAAATGGTTCGCCTTCGTACTCTGGAAAGTATCTGGATACAAGGCAAGTTGCGCATGTGGGGCCGCTGGTCTTATATCGGCGGTGGTAGTGGTGGAAACATGTTTAACCAGCTTCTGGCATCCGGGAAAATCACCAAGACAGCTATCAATGAAGCGCTACGCCGGATGAAGATAGCGGGTATCACCAAGCCTGAACTTGAAGCGTACCTGCGTGAAATTCTCAACAGCAAAAATAAAAGCGGCCTGGCGTTCTGTTCAGATGAAGAAGGGTTGTTAGTGGACGGTGTCATTGCTTCAGTACTGATGAATGATGACTACCGATCGCTCTATAGCGTGATTGTTGACCGGTATCGTCTTCGTAAGAGCAAGTTGCAGATGGCCAATGAACTGCAGGCTAAACATCCTGACTGGCCGCTGATCACCTGTCGTCGACGCATTGACACTTGGCTAAGTCTTGCAGAATCGATCCTGTACGCTCCAGTTTGTGACGCATTCGGCACAAATAGCGACAGATTTAAGTTGCAGAGTGAGCAAGAAAGTGCTTAAATTGTGGTAGGCTCGGGACGTTAAAGCGAACTGAGCAACACAACATTAAGAGCCCGCCATTGAGCGGGTTTTTTTGTTATGATTCCTCTGAAACTCAGGAGGCTTCATGACTTGGCAAAACGTACCGTACGCTTTCGAAAAAACTACTGGCGAGTTGACCTTGGTAATAGAAAAATTACCGCCAATTGAAATCAGTTCTTCCTTTCCTTTTGAAACACTCATTACTGCTCTTGCAGGCGTTATTGCCGCAGGAATAACTGGTTGGGTTGCATACAGGGCAATCAAAGAAAATTTTGCCTTAGCCACATTACAGGCTCACTTGAATACTAATAAAGAATTGGCGCAACAAATACGTTTTGCTGGCGCTGAGCATGTGACAGACGTAATTATGTTGGCCAGCACATTTGAGCAATGGCATCTGGTCGGAAATAAGAATATGGATATATTGGCTAAGGGTGTTTTCCCTGAGGAGATTCAAGTTCCAATAAAGGCCGCTGAAATAAGTAAAAATAAATTACTTCTATTAATAAGGCCTGATGAGGAAGGTTGTAAGTTGATAACCCTGACGGCAGATCTTCAAAAAGCGCTAAAAGTATGTTTTACAAAAGGGTATTTTACTCCGGAAGAAAAAAAGTCATTTATTGATGCACAAAACGCCTTTATTTTTGGGTGTCATGAGTATATCAATCAAAGTTTATCTTAAAAAAACTATACCTCACCAAGGCCGCCTTAATGCGGCCTTTTTTGTTTCCCCTCGTTCTGAGAGGACCAACAGCAATTAAGAGGGGGCTAAATGTCCGATCCGATTTCCGGTACTGGGCTGGCTGGTGGTGCCCTGACGGGTGCCAGTGTTTATGGACTGCTGACCGGAACTGATTACGGCGTTGTATTTGGCGCATTTGCAGGGGCTGTATTCTACATAGCAACAGCTGCAGATCTGAGTGCATCGCGCCGACTGGCATATTTTATCGTGTCATATATTGCCGGGATTCTTTGCTCTGGGTTGGTTGGCTCCAAGCTGGCGAACTTGACCGGATACAGTGATAAACCTCTGGATGCTATTGGTGCCGTAATCGTCTCTGCTTTAGCCGTTAAAATCCTGACGTTCCTGAATAATCAGGATATCGGCTCGCTGGTGGCGCTCATAACGCGCCGGGGAGGTTCAGGTGGAGCTAAATGACCCGACAGCAACTATAAATGCGCTGTTATGTGCTTGTGTTGTTATTACTCTGATGTTTTATCGTCGTGGTGATTCGCGGCATCGTCCTTGGGTTTCACGTTTAGCCTGGCTGATTACTGTTACATACAGTGCTGTTCCGTTGGCCTATCTCTGTGGGATTTATCCCCATTCCTCATGGCCCATTATCGTGGCGAACACTATTTTTCTTTCCGTGCTGGTGGCTGTCAGAGGCAACGTTGCACGTCTGGTTGATCATCTGAGGCACTAATGAACCAACAATTATTTCAAAAGGCGGCTGGTATTAGCGCCGGGCTGGCTGCGCGCTGGTTTCCGCACATTGATGCGGCGATGAAGGAATTCGGCATTACAGCACCAGCGGATCAGGCAATGTTTATCGCTCAGGTAGGCCATGAGTCGATGGGGTTTAGCGCCGTAGTTGAAAATTTTAACTACACGCCATCTGCGCTGGTGGCGACGTTCGGAAAGAGGATCACACAGCAGCAGGCTGATGCCCTTGGCAGAACATCCGGACATGCAGCTCGCCAGGATGCTATTGCCAATCTGGTGTATAGCAACCGGCTGGGTAACAAAGCACCCGGTGATGGCTGGAAATATCGCGGTAGAGGATTAATTCAAATCACTGGCCTCCATAATTATCGCATCTGTGGCGCGGCGCTGAAGTTAGATCTGGTGACTTCACCTGAACAACTGGAACAGGAACTACAGGCTGCGCGCTCAGCTGCATGGTTCTACACCTCTAAAGGTTGCATGATCTACGGTGCCGATATTAACCGTGTTACGCGCATCATTAACGGCGGTTTGAACGGTATTGAGGATCGTAAGGTCCGATACAACAAGGCGCGGGCGGCGCTGCTGGTATGAAGATGAGTTATTGGGCGCTCATTTTAACGTTTATTGCTTGTGTCGCTGGTGGTCTTGTCTGGTCAGCGAATCACTATCATGGAAAGTTTCTGGAGGAGCAGAAGCGTGCTGATGCTGCGGAACAGCGAGCTGATTCTACTGAGGCTATCACCGCGAATGTTCTGCGTACTATGGCAATAACGAACATCATTCAGGAGGCGAATCAACATGCAAAACAGCAGATCGCACTGGAGTCACAGAGAACCCAGAAAGATATCAAAGTGGCTGTTGCGGATGATGATTGTGCTTCACGTCCTGTGCCTGCTGCCGCTGCTGACCGGTTGCGGAAGTACGCGAACAGTTTACGTCCAGGTTCCGGTAGTTCCGTTACCAGCCAGCCTGACGGCTGAAACCCCTCAGCCTGATTTACCTAATCATTTTACGTGGGGCTCGAGCTTAGATCTGAATGTCGCCTTGTTGTCTGCATTGGCGCAATGTAATACCGATAAAGCTGACATCAGAAGGATTGAAGTTGAGCGTGGTCACATCATGCAAAAAAAATGATGTTAACTTTGTTTTGTTCCTTGATTTGATATGTGATGGCCCAATAGATACAAAGCACCTGATTTTGGTGACTCTTTTAAAGGGCTTTACACATGAAAGATGGTATCTATTTTGTTGTTTTCAGAAGCAATCAGCGTGATTTTGGTAATGGTACCGTAGTTGTCAAAAACAATGCAGTAAACGGCGGAGATTTTGGTTTTACGTATCAGGGAAAAGTTGACGGTAGCCAACTTATTCTGCGCGTATCGCAGCATGATTTAAATGCCACCTCGGTTTTCCCTGGGGTAAAGAACTTTGAATTGAGTCTTTCTTTGCAGGAACGAGGACGTGATTACCTGTTAAATGGATCTGTGGTCGGAATGCCTCAGATGCAAATTTCAATTAGTGCAAAATACATTGGTGATCTGATTTAGTTTATCGAGATGATAATTGAACCGCCTCCGGGCGGTTTTTTATTGCCATTTCTATGGTCTGTTCCATCGTAATAACTTAAAGGGAAGCATTAATGCCGCCACGAACCCCGAAAGCCTGCCGTGTTCGCGGCTGCCGCCATACCACTACTGACCCTTCAGGCTACTGCGAAAGCCACAAAAGCGAAGGCTGGAAGCAATACAAACCTGGACAATCCCGTCATCAGCGCGGCTACGGTTCGAAGTGGGACAGTATCCGCGCGCGTGTTCTGAAGCGTGACAAAGGTCTGTGTCAGTTATGTCTGCGTGCTGGTGTGGTGCGTGAGGCGAAAACTGTTGACCACATCATCCCTAAAGCGCATGGCGGCACTGATGCTGACAGTAATCTGCAGAGTCTGTGCTGGCCGTGTCATAAGGCGAAGACGGCCCGTGAACGGTTAAAGTGATAATAATTCTCAACTGCCTGAGGGGAGGGGCGGGTCAAATCCCTGCAGCCTGACGTCTTCCGGACTGCCCGCCCCATCGTTTTTTTATACCCGCGAAAAATGAAATTTAACCAGGAGTGCCGCATATGGCTGGAACGGCGGGGCGTTCCGGGCGTCGCCCCAAGCCAACGGCGCGCAAGGCGCTGGCCGGAAACCCCGGCAAGCGAGCCCTGAACAAAGATGAACCTGTTTTTACGCCCATCAAAGGTGTTGAGCCACCAGAGTGGTTCGCTGAAGAAGATCTCCCTCTCGCCACGATCATGTGGCAACTGACAACCAAAGAACTCTGCGGTCAGGGCCTGCTGTGCGTGACTGACCTCGCAGTGCTTGAGCGGTGGTGCGTGGCCTATGAGTTCTGGCGACGTGCCGTGAAAAATATTGCCATACAGGGCAACACCATCACCGGTGCAATGGGCGGCAGGGTCAAAAATCCGGAGCTGACCGCCAAAAAAGAACAGGAGTCCGAGATGAGCAGCACGGGGGCAATGCTCGGACTCGACCCCAGCAGCCGCCAGCGTCTGATTGGCCTGGCGGGGCAGAAGAAAGCCACTAACCCGTTTCTGAAAATTATCGAATCATGAGCCGGAAATCTTACCCCAACGTAAATGCTGCCAATCAGTATGCCCGTGATGTCGTGCGCGGAAAGATTGTGGCCTGCCAGTTTGTGATTCAGGCCTGCCAGCGCCATCTTGATGACCTGATGGCGGAAAAAAGTAAGTCGTTTCGTTACCGCTTCGACAAGGACCTGGCTGAACGGGCCGCGAAATTTATTCAGCTGTTGCCGCACACCAAGGGTGAGTGGGCATTCAAACGGATGCCCATCACGCTGGAGCCGTGGCAGCTATTTGTGATCTGCTGTGCGTTTGGCTGGGTCAATAAAGGCACCCGGTTGCGCCGCTTCCGGGAGGTGTATACCGAAATCCCCCGTAAGAACGGCAAATCAGCAATCTCTGCCGGTGTTGCCCTGTATTGTTTTGCCTGTGATAACGAGTTTGGCGCGGAAGTGTATTCCGGTGCCACGACAGAGAAACAGGCGTGGGAAGTCTTTCGCCCGGCGCGACTGATGTGTAAACGCACACCCATGCTGACGGAAGCGTTCGGGATTGAGGTTAACGCCTCAAACATGAACCGTCCGGAGGATGGCGCGCGGTTTGAACCGCTGATCGGCAACCCCGGTGATGGTTCATCACCCCACTGTGCCGTGGTTGATGAATATCACGAGCATGCCACCGATGCGCTTTATACCACAATGCTTACCGGGATGGGGGCGCGACGTCAGCCACTGATGTGGGCCATCACCACCGCCGGGTACAACATTGAGGGGCCGTGCTACGACAAGCGGCGGGAAGTCATCGAGATGCTCAACGGCTCGGTGCCTAACGATGAACTGCTCGGGATCATCTATACCGTTGATGAAGGTGACGACTGGACCGACCCGCAGGTGCTGGAAAAAGCCAATCCAAATATTGGCGTGTCGGTTTATCGCGAATTTTTGTTAAGTCAGCAGCAGCGTGCGAAAAATAACGCCCGTCTGGCAAACGTCTTTAAAACAAAACACCTCAATATCTGGGTGTCGGCACGTTCGGCGTATTTCAACCTGGTGAGCTGGCAGAGCTGCGAGGATAAATCACTGACCCTTGAGCAGTTCGAGGGGCAGCCGTGCATTCTGGCCTTTGACCTGGCGCGTAAGCTGGATATGAACAGCATGGCGCGACTTTATACCCGCGAGATTGACGGTAAAACGCATTACTACAGTGTGGCCCCGCGCTTCTGGGTACCGTATGACACGGTGTACAGCGTCGAGAAAAATGAAGATAGACGGACAGCCGAACGCTTTCAGAAATGGGTGGAAATGGGCGTCCTGACCGTTACCGATGGTGCAGAGGTGGATTATCGCTACATCCTCGAAGAGGCCAAAGCGGCGAACAAAATCAGCCCGGTCAGTGAGTCACCCATCGACCCCTTCGGGGCGACCGGGCTGTCACATGACCTTGCTGATGAAGATCTGAATCCCGTCACTATCGTACAGAACTTCGCCAATATGTCCGATCCGATGAAAGAGCTGGAAGCAGCGATTGAATCGGGACGCTTTCATCATGACGGCAATCCCATCATGACCTGGTGTATCGGCAATGTGGTCGGCAAAAACATGCCTGGTAACGATGATTTAGTGAAGCCCGTCAAGGAGCAGGCGGAAAACAAAATCGATGGTGCGGTTGCACTGATTATGACGATCGGTCGGGCAATGCTCAAAGAACCTGACGATTTCCTCTCATCTCTTGATCCGGACGATGATCTCTTAATTCTATGAAATCACTAATTGCTGATGTTATCGGGCTGACTGGTTTTGGCCTGCTTACGTGCGGAGTTTACCTGCAGTTTGGTATGGCTCCGGCTCTGATTTTGTCCGGTGCTTTACTGCTGGTGGGAGCACTGGTTATGGTCAGAAGGGGGACGCGTGCTGCTTGATGCTCTGTTCAGAAGTAAATCACTGGAGAATCCTTCCACCCCGATAACCGGGGATGCCGTTGATACTGATGGGCTGTTCCGGGCAGACGTTTATGTCAGTCCTGAAACTGCGATGAAACTGGCTGCGGTGTATTCCTGTATCTATGTCCTGTCTTCCAGCCTTGCCCAGATGCCGTTGCATGTTATGCGCAGGCACAATGGGAAGGTTGAGCCCGCACGCGATCATCCGGCGTTTTATCTGGTTCATGATGAGCCCAATACCTGGCAAACCAGTTACAAATGGCGCGAACTGAAGCAACGTCACATCCTTGGCTGGGGGAATGGGTATACCTGGGTGAAACGTAATCGTCGCGGTGAAGTCATATCCCTGGATTGCTGTATGCCGTGGGAAACGACGCTGATGAATACTGGTGGCCGATACACCTACGGTTTGTACAACGAATATGGAGCGTTTGCGATCAGCCCCGACGATATGATCCACATCCGAGCGCTGGGTAATAATCAGAAGATGGGGCTGAGTCCGATTATGCAACATGCCGAAACAATAGGCATGGGGATGAGCGGTCAGAAGTACACAGAAAGCTTCTTCAGCGGTAATGCCCGTCCGGCGGGGATAGTATCCGTTAAAAGCGGACTCAATAAGGAAAGCTGGGGCTGGCTTAAAGAACAGTGGCAGAAGGCATCGCAGGCGTTACGCCGCCAGGAAAACAAAACCATGCTGCTGCCAGCCGATCTGGATTACAAGGCACTGACTGTGTCGCCAGTTGACGCTCAGATCATTGACATGATGAAGCTGAACCGTTCAATGATCGCCGGTATTTTCAATATTCCTGCGCACATGATTAATGACCTCGAAAAAGCCACCTTCTCCAATATTTCTGCGCAGGCGATTCAGTTTGTCCGCTACACGATGATGCCGTGGGTGACGAACTGGGAGCAGGAGCTTAACCGTCGCTTGTTTACCCGCGCTGAGTTAGCCGCCGGGTATTACGTCAGGTTCAATCTGACGGGGCTTTTACGCGGAACTCCGCAGGAGCGCGCGCAATTCTATCACTTCGCTATTACCGATGGATGGATGAGCCGTAATGAGGCCCGCGCATTTGAGGATATGAATCCGGTTGAAGGGCTGGACGAGATGCTGGTAAGCGTGAATGCTGCTAACCCGGCAGGAGATTTTAAGCCCCCAAAAAACGATGAGGGAAAAACCAATGAATGACCGTGAAATCCGTTGTTACAGCGGTGAGGTGCGTGCTGAGCGGCATGACGATAACCCGGCGCACATTATCGGTTATGGATCGGTGTTTGACTGTCGTTCTGAGCTGATATTCGGTTCATTCCGCGAAATCATCCGGCCCGGCGCTTTTGACGATGTGCTTGGTGATGATGTACGCGCACTGTTTAACCACGATCCTAATTTTATTCTTGGGCGTAGTGCAGCAGGCACGCTGAATCTTTCAGTTGATGAGCGCGGATTACGCTATGACATCCAGGCTCCGGAGACACAGACCATTCGTGATCTGGTGCTGGCCCCGATGCAACGTGGAGATATTAACCAGTCATCTTTCGCTTTCCGTGTCGCCCGTGACGGTGAGGAGTGGTATCAGGATGAGGACGGGGTTGTTATTCGCGAGATAACCCGCTTTTCCCGTCTGCTGGATGTCAGTCCTGTGACATATCCTGCCTATCAGGAGGCTGACTCGGCTGTTCGCTCCATGAAAGCATGGCAGGAGGCGCGCAACAGTGGCGCGCTACAGAAAGCCATTAATCAACGTATGGCGCGTGAACGCGTCCTGACCCTTCTTAACGCGTAAAGGAAACATCATGAAACTGCATGAACTGAAACAGAAACGTAATACTATCGCAACTGACATGCGCGCCCTGAATGAAAAAATTGGTGATAACGCATGGACGGAAGAGCAGCGCACTGAGTGGAACAAAGCAAAATCCGAACTGGAAGCGCTTGATGAACGAATTGCACGCGAAGAAGAACTGCGTCGTCAGGATCAGGCGTACATTGAAAGCAATGAGGAAGAGCAGCGTCAGAATCTTGATCCGGAAAACAATCCGCAACAGGATGAGAAACGAGCTCAGGTTTTTGATAAGTGGATGCGTCACGGTGCCAGTGAGCTGACATCAGAAGAACGAAAGGCGTTGCGTGAACTTCGTGCCCAGGGTGTAGCTCAGGATGAAAAGGGCGGATATACCGTACCAGAAACATTCCTGGCGAAAGTTGTTGAGAAGATGAAATCCTACGGTGGCATCGCCAGTGTGGCGCAGATTCTGACCACTTCTGACGGTCGCACTATGGAGTGGGCAACAGCTGATGGTACTTCCGAAGTTGGTGTTCTGCTGGGCGAAAATGAAGAAGCCGGTGAAGAAGACACCGATTTCGGTATGGGAAGTCTTGGGGCGCTCAAAATGACATCGAAAATCATTCGTGTGTCTAATGAGTTGCTGCAGGACAGCGCGATCGATATGGAAGCTTATCTTGCCCGTCGCATTGCTGAACGTATTGGTCGTGGTGAAGCCCGTTATCTGATTCAGGGAACTGGTGCTGGTACGCCTAAACAACCCAAAGGGCTGGTCGCATCTGTGACCGGCACAACACAGACTGCCGCGGCAAATACGGTGAAGTGGCAGGAAATTCTGGCTCTGAAACACAGCATTGATCCTGCATATCGTCGCGGGCCGAAATTCCGCCTGGCGTTTAACGATAATACGCTGAAACTGATCAGTGAGATGGAAGACGGTCAGGGACGCCCTTTATGGTTGCCGGATATTGTTGGTGTGGCACCTGCTTCAGTGTTGAATGTACCGTATGTCATTGATCAGGAAATTGATGATATCGGGGCGGGTAAAAAATTCATGTTCTGTGGTGACTTTGATCGCTTCATTATCCGTCGTGTGCGATACATGATTCTTAAACGTCTGGTTGAGCGTTACGCGGAATATGATCAGACTGGTTTTCTGGCCTTCCATCGTTTTGACTGTATCCTGGAAGACACCTCTGCCATTAAAGCGCTGGTGGGGAAAGGTAGCGTTGGTGGTTGATTAGTCTTTTTACGTAATACAGCACGCCGCGTAATGCGGTTTTTTTGTGCCCGCGTTCTGGCGGGCACAGGAGGTTTTATGCTGTTAAAAATGGAAGAGATTAAGCTTCAGCTCCGTCTGGATGATGATTTCTCTGATGAAGATGAGTTGCTTGAACTGCTTGGTAAGGCCGCTCAGAGTCGTACGGAAAACTTCCTTAACCGTAAGTTGTATGCAACCGCAGATGACAGGCCTGCGGATGATCCTGATGGGCTTGTGATATCTGATGATGTGAAGCTGGCGCTTCTGCTACTTGTCAGCCATTTCTACGAAAACCGCTCAACGGTTACAGACGTTGAGAAAATGGAGTTGCCAATGAGTTTTAACTGGTTGGTTGTTCCTTATCGCCTTATACCACTATGAAAATTCGTCAGGCGCAGACCAGCGCAACCTACATTCTGCCGGACCCCGGCGAACTGAATAAACGCGTCCTGATCCGCCAGCGGGTGGATATGCCCGCGGATAACTTTGGCGTGGAGCCTCAATACCCGGTTGCGTTCCGGGCATGGGCGAAGGTTATCCAGACCAGTGCCACCACCTGGCAGGAAACCGCGCAGACCGGAGACGCCATCACCCATTACATCACCATTCGCTACCGCCGGGGGATCACTGCTGATTATGAGGTGGTCTGTGATGACAGTGTGTACCGGGTGAAACGTCAGCGCGATCTGAACGGGGCGCGGCGCTTTCTGCTGCTGGAGTGTACGGAACTGGGCGAATTTACGCAGAGTCACGGAGGCAGCAATGGCGACTCCCTTTTTTCACGTTGATGTTCAGCAGCCCGCGGAGATGCGCTTTAACCGCGCCCGTGTCCGGCGGGCGTTTGTCACGATTGGGCAGCGTCATATGCGTGATGCCCGTCGGCTGGTGATGCGCCGTGCGCGGTCGGCACCGGGTGAAAACCCCGGTTATCAGACCGGACGCCTGGCTCGTTCGATTGGTTACATGGTGCCGAGAGCTAGTAAAAAGCGAGCCGGTTTTATGACACGCATTGCCCCTAACCAGCGCAACGGGAAGGGGAACCGGATGATCTCTGGTGACTTCTATCCGGCGTTTCTGTTTTTTGGTGTCCGGGGAGGAGCAAAACGTCGTCGTAGTCATCATCGTGGTGCATCCGGTGGCAGCGGCTGGCGGCTGGCTCCACGTAATAACTTTATGGTGGAAACGCTTGAAAAGAACCGCAGCTGGACACGCTATTTTCTGGCGCGGGAATTGCGTAAATCACTGAAGCCGGAGCGACGACACAGATGAAACTGACGCCTGTTATTGCTGCGCTGCGTGCCCGCTGCCCGTATTTTGAAAACCGGGTGGCAGGCGCGGCACAGTTCAAAAATCTGCCGGAGGTCGGAAAGCTGAGACTCCCGGCGGCGTATGTGGTACCGGGTGATGACTCTCCGGGAGAAAACAAAAGCCAGACCGACTACTGGCAGGAGCTGAAAGAGGGCTTCTCCGTGGTTGTCATACTGAGTAACGGGCGTGATGAGCGCGGTCAGTTTGCCTCGTATGATGTGGTGGACGATGTCCGGCAGATGCTCTTTAAGGCTCTGCTGGGCTGGAACCCGGAAGCGTGCGGTAACCCGATTACCTATGACGGCGGCACGCTGCTGGATCTGAATCGTCATGAGCTGATTTATCAGTTCGATTTTTCGGTCATCAGCGAACTGACCGAAGACGATACCCGCCAGCAGGATGACCTGAACAGTCTGGATGAACTGCGAACGCTGGCGATTGATGTTGATTATCTCGATCCCGGTAACGGGCCTGACGGCGATATCGAACATCACACCGAAATAACCCTTCCTTCCTGAGAATCTTCATGTTTGTGAAACCTGTTAAAGGGCGGTCAGTTCCTGACCCTGCCCGCGGCGACCTTTTGCCCGCCGAGGGGCGAAATGTTGATGAGAACAACTACTGGCTGCGCCGTGAAGCAGCGGGTGATATCCGGCGCGTGAATGAAAAGGTGAATACCGATGACGATAAGCTTTAACACCATTCCGTCGAATACGCTGGTTCCGATTTTTTATGCGGAAATGGATAACTCGGCGGCGAATACTGCACAGGACAGCGGAGCATCGCTGCTGATTGGTCATGCCAATAACGGTGCAGAGATTGTTGCCAACAGTCTGGTGCTGATGCCATCGGCAGACTATGCACGCCAGATTTGTGGTGCGGGAAGTCAGCTGGCGCGTATGGTCGAGGCTTATCGCCAGACCGACCCGTTTGGTGAACTGTATGTGATTGCCGTTCCTGAATCCACGGGCGCGGCGGCAACAGTTACGCTGACGGTGACCGGCGCGGCAACCGAAACCGGCACGGTGAATGTTTATGTGGGACGTACCCGCGTGCAGGCACCGGTGACCAACGGCGATAACGTCGCGACGATTGCCAGCAGTATCCAGGATGCCATCAATGCCGTTCCGACCCTGCCGTTTACTGCCTCATCTTCGGCAGGCGTGGTCACACTGACCGCGCGTCATAAGGGGTTTTGCGGGAATGAAATTCCTGTCAGCCTCAATTACTACGGCTTTGGTGGGGGCGAAGTGCTGCCAGCTGGCGTACAGATTGCCGTGGCGACGGGTACCGCCGGAACGGGCGCTCCTGTTCTCACCGGCGCGGTGGCTGCAATGGCGGATGAGCCGTTTGATTATATCGGCCTGCCGTTCAACGACACGGCCTCCGTTAACACGCTGGTGACCGAGATGAACGATACCAGCGGTCGCTGGAGCTATGCGCGTCAGCTGTATGGTCATGTGTATACGGCAAAGATCGGCACGCTGTCAGAACTGGTGACCGCAGGTGACCAGTTTAACCAGCAGCACATTACCCTGGCGGGATACGAAAAAGAGACCCAGACGCCTGCCGACGAGCTGGCGGCAAGCCGTACCGCCCGCGCAGCGGTGTTTATTCGCAACGATCCGGCACGTCCCACGCAGACCGGTGAGCTGGTGGGTATGCTGCCTGCGCCGAAGGGGAAACGGTTCACGATGACCGAACAACAGACCCTGCTGTCTCATGGCGTGGCAACGGCGTATGTCGAAAGCGGGGTACTGCGCATTCAGCGTGATGTCACCACGTACAGGAAAAACGCTTACGGTGTTGCGGATAACAGCTACCTCGACAGCGAGACGCTGCATACCAGCGCGTATGTGCTGCGCAAACTGAAATCCGTCATTACCAGTAAGTACGGGCGTCACAAGCTTGCCAGCGACGGTACCCGCTTTGGTCCCGGTCAGGCGATTGTCACACCGGCGGTGATCAAAGGGGAACTGCTGGCAACCTACCGTCAGCTTGAGCGTGCGGGGATCGTGGAAAACTACGAACTGTTTAAGCAGTACCTGGTTGTGGAGCGTGATGCCAGCGATCCGAACCGCCTGAACACGCTGTTCCCGCCTGACTATGTTAACCAGTTGCGTGTCTTTGCCGTGGTTAACCAGTTCCGTCTTCAGTATTCAGAGGAGTCTGCATAATGGCCCGTATCGGGGGAACCTGTTATTTCAAAATTGACGGTCAGCAGCTATCGCTGACCGGCGGCATTGAGGTGCCCATGAACAGGACGGTCAATGATGACATCATCAGCCTGGACGGTTCAGTGGACCGCAAGGAAACTCACCGTGCGCCTTATGTCAAAGGGACCTTCAAGGTGCCGAAGAATTTTCCGGTGAGCAAAATCACCTCGTCTGATGAGATGACCATCACTGCCGAGCTGGCGAACGGTCAGGTCTATGTATTGTCGTCCGCCTGGCTGCACGGCGAAGCGAACCATAATGCCGAAGAAGGCACGGTTGATCTTGAGTTCCACGGTGAAGAAGGGGATTACCAGTAATGAAAGAGCTTGAGTTAAAGAAACCGATTACCGCTCATGGCGAGACACTCTCCGTACTGGAGTTTGATGAGCCCACCGGGAAGGATGTCCGCGAGCTGGGGTATCCCTACCAGATGAATCAGGATGAGTCAGTCAAACTTCTGGCGCATGTGGTGTCGAAATACATTGTGCGGCTGGCGAAAGTGCCGCAAAGCTCTGTCGACCAGATGTCTCCGGCAGACCTGAATGCAGCGGCGTGGCTTGTGGCTGGTTTTTTCCTCCAGGCCTGACGGCTGAATACCTCACTGATCGCTTCTTTGACTGCGCCAGCTACTGGCGCATTAATCCTTTCGAATTGCTGAATATGCCGATCAGTGAAATTCCCTTACTGGTCAGTCAGGCAAACAGGATAGAGCAGGAGAAACGCACACATGGCTGAATTTGAGCTTAAGGCGTTGATCACCGGTGTCGACAGGCTTTCTCCCGCGCTGTCGAAAATGCAAAAGAAAATCCGGGGATTTAAACGCCAGGCGGAAGAAGCGTCACAGGGTGGGCTGGCGCTTGGTGGCGGACTGGCAGCGGGTCTGACGCTTTCCCTGAAATCTTATGCCGATCAGGAAAACGCCGCCACCGGGCTGAAAGTCGCCATGATGGATGCGAACGGCGAGGTTGGAAAGAGCTTTCAGGACATCAATAAACTGGCTATTGGCCTGGGTAACCAGCTACCTGGTACAACGGCTGATTTCCAGAACATGATGCAGATGCTGGTGCGTCAGGGGATCCCGGCAGAAAACATTCTGGGTGGTGTGGGTAAAGCGACAGCTTATCTTGCGGTACAACTGAAAAAAACACCGGAAGCGGCTGCTGAGTTTGCTGCAAAGATGCAGGATGCTACCGGAACGGCGTCAGAAGACATGATGGGGCTGTTCGACACTATCCAGAAGGCGTTTTATCTGGGCGTTGACGATACCAACATGTTGTCCTTCTTCACTAAAACCAGTTCTGTTCTGAAGATGGTGAACAAGGATGGTCTTCAGGCTGCGCAGAGCCTTGCCCCCATCAGCGTCATGATGGATCAGATGGGGATGAACGGGGAGTCGGCAGGTAATGCCCTGCGAAAAGTTATCCAGTCCGGATTAAGCGTTAAGAAAATCAGGGACGTTAATAAAGTTATGGCCCGCCAGAAACTCGGGGTACAGCTCGATTTTACTGACGGCAAAGGAAGTTTTGGCGGTCTTGATAACATGTTCAGGCAACTGGCAAAGCTGCGAAAACTGACCGACGTTAAGCGAACAGGTGTACTTAAGGCAATATTTGGTGATGATGCCGAAACCCTTCAGGTGGTCAATGCACTAATCGATAAAGGAAAGGATGGCTACGATCAGATCCAGCAGAAGATGAATAAACAGGCCAGCCTGAATAAACGTGTTCAGGCACAGCTTGGTACGCTGTCCAACCTGTGGGAGGCAATGACAGGGACCGCAACTAACGGCCTTGCGGCTATTGGCGGCGCATTTTCTGGTGACGCTAAAAATATCACACAATGGCTGGGGGAGTTGGGGGAGAAATTCACGAAGTTTGCGGATGAAAATCCCCGGGTTATTCGCGGCGTCGTCGGGCTTGCTGCCGGTCTTGCGATTCTGAAACTGGGATTGATGGGCGTGGGCAGTGCCATCAGTATTGTCAGCAGGATTATGTCGATGACGCCGATTGGCATGATTGCGACGGCGATTGCTCTGGCTGCGGGATTAATTATCACTAACTGGGATGTTGTCGGACCTTATTTCAAGAAGCTCTGGGAAACCATTGGTCCTTATTTTGAGGCAGGTTGGGAACTTCTGAAGAAGGTTTTTGCCTGGTCGCCGCTGGGGATGGTGATCAATAACTGGGGACCGGTTGTTAAGTGGTTTCAGGATATGTGGGACAAGCTGAAGCCAATTATTGAGTGGTTTACCGACAGTTCCGGTGACACGGTCGATGCCATTAACTCTGCGCAGTGGGGCGCGGGTGCTTATGATGCTTATGGGACGGGAATACCGGCGCGGGGATACACACCTTATCCGGCGGTGGATCCGGCTCAGTCAAACAACGCCTCCGATGCCACAGGCTCGAATCCCTTCATGATTAACAAAGCTTCTGTGCCAAAAGTTGATGGTGAGATCAAGGTATCTTTTGTGAATTCGCCTCCGGGTATGCGGGTTATGGAAACGCGATCCAGCGGTTTTGATGTCAGCCATGATGTTGGCTATACGCGGTTCAGGTAGTGTACAAAATGATTAATGTGTTTTTGTCTGGCATAATTTGGGTTTTCAGATTTAAGTAGTTAATATAATCATTCCTTACAAATGA